CTGCTGCTGTTGAACTCGTAGCTGGTGTGGCAACAAGCCGCAACGCTGCTGGTGAAGCAACAACTGTTGGAAACGCTAGTTTCTAATTTACATTTTATACGGGAGCTTCGGCTCCCCTTTTTTTCTTATGGCTACCACAACTATTGAAACCGATACCGAACTATCCGCAGTTAACTCAATACTGGGAGCTATCGGACAAGCACCAATAACAACATTAAAAACATCAACTGGTAATAACTCTTTATCTTCACAGATATCAGAGAATCCAGAAATAGCATTTATATTCAATTTATTACGTGATGCAAATATTGATACACAGACAGAAGGTTGGCATTTTAACACAGAGTATCATGTAAAATTTTCACCAGATAGTAATGGAAATATATTAATACCTAATGATGTACTATCAATGGATGCTCATGATAATTACACAAGACGAACAAAAGATTTAGTAAGAAGACAAGGTAAATTATATGACAAGATAAATCACACTTATATTTTTACATCAGACATAGATTTAGATCTTGTTAGATTATATGAGTTTGAAGATATACCTGTTGTCTTTAGAAGATATATAGTATATAGAGCATCTAGAGTAGCAGCTACACAACTTGTTGCTAATCCACAGCTGGTTAGATTACTAGGTGTACAAGAACAACAGGCAAGAGCCGCATTACAGGAATACGAATGTAATCAAGGCGATCACAGCATGTTTGGATTTGAAGATAACAGCACACACCAAACATATCAACCATGGAGAAACCTTAGACGATAATGGCAGGCGTAACACAAACTATCCCATCATATTCAGCTGGGATGTCAGAACAACCTGACAACTTAAAATTTCCCGGTCAGGTCACAGATTCTGTAAATGCTATACCAGATATAACTAAAGGCTTATTTAAAAGACCGGGTCTAAAAAGAATTGATACATCTCTAATATCCGAAGCGAACGGTAATTTTTTAACTAGAAATGTATCCACTAATCAAGGCTTTCTTAAAAATGTACAATCTGGTGGTTCATGGTTTCATTATTATAGAGATGAAACTGAAGGATCTTATATAGGCCAGATTGCAGCAGATGGACAAGTGCGTGTATGGAGCTGTAAGAATGGTGAGCTGATGACTACAGCCTACGGCACAGGTGGTCAGACAGCTATAACTAATTATCTAGCCACAAGTTCACCAGAAAACATACAGACACTAACAATTAATGATACTACTTTTGTTTCAAATAGGGATACTAGCAATTCTAATACTGCTGTAGGTACAACAGGAACTACAGATGATACACCAGATCCTCACTTTGCTTTGATTGAACTTATACGAGCAGAGAATGGTAGACAGTACGGTCTGAATATTACAAATGGTACAGATGATGCTAGTAGAAACGTAACACTCAAACGTGCTACAAGACTTAGACTTAAAAGTCATACACTAAATGAGGCTTCTGGTGGAGGCGAGTGTCTAGGTATAGGAACTGAAGTGTTTGATATTACTAATGATAATAACAATGCAGTAGCAACTAGCAGCGTTACTACAAGTAACACCGGTGGTAGTATAGAGATACAAGGTCACGGCTTTGAAACAAACGACGTTTTGATATACCATAACGCAGGCAGCACGAGTATGCTTGCAGGCGTAGATGAATTTTTAGATGTTTATGTACGTAAAATTGATGGTAACAATTTTGCTCTAAAAGCTCACCCACTAGCCGGATCTGACTTAGCTCTTACCCCTGCTGGTAATAATAATCAACGGTTACGACCAGCCGAAAAAGGTATCGTTAGAAACTCGTCTGGTAGTTTACTAATGGATGGTAGTAAGAAGAATCTTGTATTCCGTATATCTACACTAGGTCAACAAGGTAATGCTAATAATAGTGCAACCGAGTTTGTTTGTAGCTATCAGCCAGAAGTTACATTACTACATGGTGGTGAAGGTTGGGAAACTGGAGATACAATTATAGTTTCTATGACTGGTCAAGGTCTTGGTGGTGGTGGTACAAACGGTGCTGGTGATGACCAGCGTGTGGCTACATATACTCTAGAAGTAACTGACCACGAAGAAACTGTAGTACAAGCTAAATATAGTGGAGCTAGCACAGGTCTTATACGACCAGCAGTTACCCCTTTTGATGCTGATACAACTGTTACATCAGATACTATCCTAGCTGGCATGAAAACTGCTATCGAACAGATAAGTGGCACACCTATCAATGTTAAAATTATAGGTTCGGTCATGTACCTATCTAGCCAGAGCACGTTTAATGTAGAGGTAGTAGAAGAAGATTTAATGCGAGTCATGCAAGATTCGGTTAATGATGTGACTAACCTACCAAACCAGTGTATATTGTACAGGTTAAGAACGCACGAATGGCAGACGAAGATGATTACTATTTACGTTTTGATGGCCAAAACAATAAGGATGGTACTGGAGCTTGGTCTGAGTGTGCAAAACCGGGTATAGCTAAAACACTGACTAATATGCCAGTGGTTATACAACGTACAGCTACTAAAACTTTTACAGTCAAACAATTTGAATATCATGATAGACGAGTAGGTGATGACAATACAAACCCGTTACCATCGTTTATAACTAGAGATGCTAATAATAACTTTAATGGTAGAATAAATAAAGTTTTATTTTTTAGAAATAGACTTGCATTTTTATCAGGAGAAAACGTTATACTGTCTAGACCGGGTACGTTAGGTAAACCAGACTTCTTTGTAGAGTCAGCACTTACAACATCAGCAAGTGATCCTATTGATATATCGGCTGCGTCTATGTTCCCTTCAGAACTATTTGATGGTATAGAGATTAACACAGGTCTACTTGTATTTAGTTCAAACCAACAATTTTTGCTAACATCTGATGATACTGTGCTCAACCCTGATACAGCAAAACTAAAAAGTATTGCTACTTTTAATTATAATATAGATATACCTCCAATATCACTAGGCACTACTGTTGCTTATGTAGATAACTCCGGACGATTTAGTCGATTAAATGAAATGGCTAATATTGCCAGAGAAGGAGAGCCTAACATTGTTGAAGTAAGTAAAGTTGTACCATCGTTATTACCAAATGATATAGATTTACTGACAAACTCACGGGAAAATGCTATAATATTATTAGGTAAAACTGGCACTAACACTGTGTTTGGTTACAAGTATTTAAATATAGGTGATAAACGTCAACAAGCTGCGTGGTTTAAATGGAAGCTAAATAAAAATTTGATATATCATTTTATTATAGATGACGAATATTTTATTTTAGATAGTGATTATTATTTACAAAGTATGCAGTTAGTAGAATCTACACAAGATCTAAGTATTACACAAGGAGGTGTAGACTATCTACTACATTTAGATAATAATGTTCCTTTATTTGGTGGTACATATAATGCAGCTACTAATAAGACTACCTTTATTGTGCCTTGGTTAACTGCTATTTCTAATGCTGCATATAAATTAGCAGTCATAGATACAGTTGCTGGTACTGATAATATTAGACTTGTAAGGTATCAAACAACCCCAGTCTTAGAAACATCAGGTACTAATTTAACACTACAAGGAGATTGGGAAACTGGTGTTACAGCAAACGATCCCTTACATATAGGTTATGTATATGATTATGAAGTTAAGTTTCCTAAGTTTTATCCATTTAAAATTGCTGGAGAAGGTAAGGTACAATCTGATGTAAACTCATCTTTAGTTTTGCATAGAGTTAAACTACACTTTGGTAAAATTGGTACATACGAAACTACTTTAGAACGAGTTGGCAAAACAGACTATACAGAGTTGTATGAATCTAGTATTTTAGATTTATATAGTACCAACTCTGCACCATACTTAGAAACATATATTAAGACTGTGCCTATATACGAACGTAATACAAATATGACTCTTACACTTAAATCTAATCATCCGTCCCCAGCTACGCTACATGCGTTATCTTGGGAAGCTGACTACTCACCCAGATTTTATAATCGTGTCTAATTACATACACCCAATCACATTGGAGGCTGCCGCCGAGGTT